ATGGGCGGAAAAAAAATATTAACAAGTATTTACAAACCATTTGGAATTCCAATTGTATCTGTAAATCGTCGTTCTGCAGAAATGATTAAGTATGCCTCTAATGACTTTCTGGCCTTAAAAATTTCTTATATGAATGATATTGCAAATCTTTGTGAGTTAGTAGGGGCAGATGTACAAGATGTTGCTAAAGGAATGAGTTATGATGACAGGATTGGAGATAAATTTTTGAATGCTGGAATTGGTTATGGAGGATCTTGCTTTCCAAAAGATACAAGTGCTTTAGAATTTCTTGCAAGACAGCATGGATATGACCTTCGAACAATGAAAGTAACAATTGATATTAATACGGAACAAAAACTTAAACTTTATGAAAAAGCAAGACAAAAACTAATTACTTTTAATGGCATAAAAGTGGCAGTACTTGGCTTAACCTTTAAACCAGGCACAGATGATCTTCGCGAAGCTCCATCACTTGCAAATGTCCCACTTCTTTTAGAACAAGGGGCAGATATCTTTGCATATGATCCAGTAGGAGCGGAAAACTTTAAAAAGCTCTATGCAGAAGGAAAATATGGTGAGGGGAAAATTACTTATGTAGATAGCCCAGAAGCTGCTTTAGCAGAAGCAAGTGTATGCTTTATCTTTACAGAGTGGAGAGAAATCAAAGCAATTACTCCAAACAAATATAAAGATTTAATGCGCTCTCCGTTAGTATTTGATGGAAGAAATATTTATGAGGTACAGGAAATGGCTGATAGAGGAGTGGAGTATCATTCTATTGGTAGACCACCAGCAATGGAGAAAATGTAAATATATTAGTTACTTGTAGTTGCACTAACATATTTATTAGTAACTAATTTATATTGCTGTCAGTTCTTTATATTTCGGTATAAAGAAATCTGACAGTTTTTTATTGTTTATAGTTCGAAAATCGTTATGCTTACTTTAATTTCTAGAGTAAGCAGCTACATTATAACCACAATTTATTTTCTAAGCCTACAGAGTTTTCTTTTAAACTTAACTTTATATTCGAAATTTAATTAGTTTACTAACAAAAAGAGAATGTTTGTTCTTTTTAAGTTAATAATCCCTATAATCAAACCACTCAATAACCCCCAAAGGATCAAAACAAACAGTATAATTATCATAATAAACAGACAGCCCATACTTATCCTTATATCTCTGCAAAGCAGCTTCTAAAAACGCCTCCGTAACCTCCAGATAATTAGCTAATTCATATTTATTTCTCAAATTTAACCGATGGGCTTCTATAATTTTTGATATAGGGATAGTCTTTTCATAGGCCCAGGCTCTGGCATGTAATTCCTGTTTTCGGTTAGCAATCTTAGATTGATCTATTATATCTCCGACAGTAGTATGGTAGTGACCCAATTCTTCTGCTAAAATGGACGCTTTGTCTGCGGAGGTTTTTAAATAATTTTTATTTATCCATATGATATTATCTGCATATAATCCTTTTACATTCTTAACCATGGATTTTTCATAAACCTCTACATTATATTTACTGGCGTGATTTAATAATTTTTCATACATACTATTCCTCATTTCTTTTAGAAAGTATATAAGCTTTAAACCGCTCAATTTCTTCTAATTCTTCTTCTGTCCAATCTTCTCCATCATGATGAGCAGCAATCGTATCTATTTCGTCTTCGTCAGCTTCTCTTTTATCAGCAGGAATTCGTTCTTTATGTGTATCATACCCCATCAGCCAGGCCTCGTTTACATTTAACGCCTCAGCCAATATATATAATTTATCCTGCCTGGGCTCTGTCTTACCATTTACATATTGACTGAGATCTGTTTTTGATATTTTTATATTATCACGAGCGTATTTTTTTAGTTGAGTTAAGTATGTCTACTTGTTTTAAATTTCTTTCTTTCATAATTTGTTTTAACCGCTCTCCAGTACTTAATCGCATAATTAGAATCTCCCTTATAAAATTTTTCCATTTATGTCTGTTTGTAATATATACTCTATTTTAAGTGTGCAGAGAAGCTGCATAACTGACGTAACCAAATAGAAAGAAAAATGATTTGGTAGAATAATTTAAGTATATACAAAGTATAACCTTTATTCAATGAAAAAATTCAATTTATTTGAACTTTTATATTGACGAAAAATAATTTAAATGGTAGGATTTACTAAAGTTCAAATAAATTGAACGAGGAGAAGAGGTTGATACTATGAAATTCAATTACTCGAGTTTATATAGCAAAATCATTGAAAAGTATGGTAGCCAATATAGTTTTGTAAAAGCAATAGGCCTATCAGAAAAATCAATTGCTCTAAAATTAAATGGAAAAATTGGATAGGAACAAAAAGAAATTGCAAAAGCTATAGAAATACTTGAAATTAATAGTAGTGAAATTCCGAGATATTTTTTTTAATTATGAAGTTCAAAATAATTGAACATAAAATAAATAAATTATTTATATTGAGGAGGGATTGAAAAATGCTTAAAGATCATTTTTTTGGAAGAAGACTATGATGATGTTATTGAAGAGATCAACCGGATTCTAAGCATTAATGAAAAAGCTTTAAGAATAGCTGGATGTGGTCAATGGGAACTGAAGAATACTATTATAGAGCAGCTTAATCATGCATTTGAAAATCTCAGAATGCTCAATCAAAAGAAAATTAACCAGCAAAGAGCATCGTCTGTGAATGAAGATATAAGACGGTATATGTTCTAAAAGGAAATGATGGAAGCTCAGCTGCTTTCACCAATTTAAATATTAATTAGGCTCTGCTAGACTTCCACAGTAAATTTAGCGGAGAAAAATTGGGATTCTGAACTTTTTCTTCGTAAGACTTTTATCAATCATAAAAACTAATTTGAGGGGGGAATAACGATGAATTTAACTGATGAACAATTAAAATTAATCACTGAAGTTGTTTCTGAGCAAGCAATTAAAACGTATAAAGAAGATATGGAGAAACGTGAAATTACTAAGCAAGATTATCGATTGCATAATATTAAGCTGCTTTTAAAGAATTATAGAGCTCTGGTTCTTCATTGTGAAGAATTGATGGATGAATTAGAGGAGTTTAACGAAACGTCCATTCAAGAATTAGATATAGAAACAATCAGTTTGGAGTCGATAGAATCTATTAAACAAAGTAAAAGAAAATCAATTTCTATGGTTTATTTTATCCAGGGGAAAATGGAAGCCTATAAGCGCTCCTGTAACGAAAATGAATTAAAATATTATCACGTGTTAGAAAAACGCTATCTATCAAGTACAAAATATACAATAGCACAAATTGCAGAGTTAGAGAATATTGATGAGCGTACGGTACACCGCTATTTAAAAAAGGCAATAGAAGATTTACCAGTTATCTTTTTCGGTGTGTCGGCTATCAGCTTTGCAAATTGATCTTGTTGTAAAGTTGTCTTGATAGTGTAGAAAATATATAAATAACCCACAATATAATTATCTGGAAAAGAATTTAGTGAATATTAGGCAGCCATTTGCAGATGTCTTAGTTTGCAGAGATAATATATGATTTTCTCTATAAATTGAGAGGTGTACCTAATTAAGTACACCTCTCAATTGGTTATTCTGTTTCTACAATACGCTCAAATGTTGAATTACCACTTATATCACCGAATCTATCATATAAACGGACTGGTTCTCCTGGATATAAAATCTCAAAGGCAATTACAACATCTACTGTTGCGCCAGGCTTGATATCCATCGTCCATAACTCAGCTAAATCGGGTTTATAATCTTCAGGTAAATGAGTGTTCTCACCATCAAGCTCTTCAACAGTTGTTTCTGTTGATTGTTCAGCAGCTAATCCTAATGACATCCAAGCACTTTTTGGTTCATAACTGTTAATAGTAAATGCCAATTCGATTGCTAATGCTCGAGTTCCGTCACCAAATTTGCTTTCCACCTGTTCAATTTCCTTTATTTTATAAATATAGTCACCAGTATCTAAGTATGAGTCGCTAACTTCATCGGTTTGTTCTTCTTCCTCATCGTTAGCTTCTTCGTCAGCATCAGAATCATCTTGTTCAGTCTCTTCAGCAGAAGCTTCTTCCACTTCATTTGATAATGTCTCATCTGATTCATTATTATTAGATGAATCATCACCACAAGCAACTAAGAATAACTTCATGGCTACTAATAAAAATAATAATTTTTAAAAATTGACCCCTTATAATTTTATATCTACATCAAAGTCAAACTAGTTGTTGGCTATTAAACTATTTCCTCATTTTTAAAAAGGTTACAAGCCTAGTAATTGTTTTTTTCTTAGCTTGAAATTCTTCTTCCGTAATTACACCTTCATCGAATAGTTTTTTTAAATTTTACAATCTCGTCTGCTGTATCATCAGATTTTCTAACAGGTTGTTTTACGCCACTCTTATGAGCTTCAATTTCATGATTAATTGCTTCTACTAAAGGATTTAAAGTTTCTTTATTAATATTTCCAATTTCCATACTTGCAGATCCATGATGAATAACAATTTTTCCAAACACCATACCTTTTTTTAAATGAAACTGAATTGATTTTATCTATTGGAATTTCTACTTGTTTTAATTTAATCATGCCTTTATCCAAGAATAATATTCTTTTATCAGTGCAAGTAATTAGCCATACGCCACCATCATAAGATCCTCTTGTACCATACATAATTATTTCATTTTCTTGAAGTATGTTTGATAATTCTTTAATTTCTTTCTTTATCCCGGATAATTCAGGAACATTTACTTCTTTAAATCTGTCTAAGATATTCTGGTAATTCATTTTCTATACCTCCATTAATTAAATTATTTATTTTAAGAGATTGGCTGCATTATGAACACTCTCAGTTAAATTATTCTGGTTTTATAATACAATCGAAACCGATTTTTCCAATCATTTATTATAAGCATCATGGAATGCAAGGGTCCAAGGTTTCTAAAGATGCTACATATAATTATATATACCTAGTTTATTTTAAAAGATTTTTGAGCTGAATCTACTCCCTTGGAAATATTGTATATAATTCTAATTTCATTAATAGTCATGCTGGTATTTTATGATATTCCACAATTCATAATCCATACGTTATCTATTTTACACTATTTATCCAATAAATAAATACAATTACACAGAATAGACAAAACTAATAATTTTAGATTATCTATTATTAACTGTATAGTTTATCAGCCATAAACTTTGAAAAATGATCTTGTCGTAAAACTGTCTTGATAGTGTCATAATGAAGGTGCTAGTATGATAGTATAGAAAAATCTATGCAAAACCACAAGGATACTGTAAAAACAGCTGCTTCCGTGGTTTTTTTAATACAAAAGTAATAGTTCATCTTCTATTTGAACAAGAATCTCTGGACCGATACTAATTTTGAATTATATGATGCAGTTAATTGGTTAAGGTTATTCTGGTACAGGTTTTAAACGCTAAGTTTTATTTATCAGTTATAAGCTTAAAAAGAAGATCTTGTCGTAAAGCTGTCTTGATAGTGTCGTGATGAAGATGCTAGTATGATAGTATAGAAAAATATATAAAATAATTCATATTATAAGTTCAGATTTCATTGTAAAACCACAAGGGTGCTGTAGGAACAGTTACTTTTGTGTTTTTTGTTGTCTCTGCCAAATGATTTGAAAAATGAACCTGTCGTAAAGCTGTCTTGATAATGTCATTATAAGGGTGCTAATATGATAGCATAGAAAAGTTTATAAAAAAATCCTGGCATCATTATATAGAAATGTGCTGGTGAACATGAGACATCCATTAACGGATGTCTTTTTTTATAGGATTATATTCTGAATGCTGTAAGGAGGTGATGTCACGTTTTGTAAAATACTAAATATAAATTGAAAGGAAGATTGATATAGTTGTTCTTATAAGCAATAAAACTGCTCGCAGATAACTTATATGAAGCAGTTTAACTACATTTATAATCAATAGTATGAAGTGCTGGCCTTAAATAAGATGTGGTATTACAGCATAATTAATTTACAACAAAGGCAAGGAATAAATCATCAAAAGGATGAAGAACTGATGAAAGCAGACTTTATGCAGCAATTAAACCGTCGAATCAATAGTTTGGATCTGTTTAGCCAAAGTGTTATTGGAGTAATAGATGATGAATACTCTATAGCAATCACTTCTATACCTGGTGCTGATGAAACAATTTATTTCGACGGTACAAGAGATAAAAATTACAATATACAAGTTTCAGCTAAAAGTAAAGACCGACAAGAGTGCTTGGAGAGCTTAACCAGTATTTATAAGGAACTGGAAAGCTTAGACAATCTGCCAAGCGAAAATGATAGTTACAAATTTCAAAGTATCAATATAAATGATTTCCCTGCATTAGTTCTATATGATGAGCAGGGATTTTTTATTTATGAATTATCTATTACTGCAAAAATTACAATACACAAAGGGGTTAAAATATTATGAGCGAATTACTAAAATTAAACATCCAATTTTTTTGGACGAGAGAAGAATGCGAAAACAGAATACTATGTAGGTGCTGTTCCAGAGGATGGTACAGAGGAAGTAGAATGGCTGCGTCTGGCAAAATGGATTTCCAGCGTAACAGATGATACAGAAGAAGAAGTAGAAGACATGGCTTTTTACGATGGTGATGGTACACCAGAGGATGATGTTATCAGTGTGAAAAAAAACATATGCCTTTGAAGGTATGTATGACGATGAGATTGAGGCAATGAAGTTTATTGCCGGGCTGGAATTTGAGACTGGATCAGGTCGAAAAATCATGTTTAAACAAGTACGCACTAACGGAGATGAATTTGCCGGAGTTGCTACAGTGAAGGATCCTAAAGTAACAGGTGGAGAAGCATCAGAGTACGCAGTATTTGAATGCTCTATCAGCTGGGACCGCCGTCCTGAAAAGACCACAGCTACTCCCTGAGGATCCCCCGAATAACGGGGGAGAAGAACCGAATGAGCCTGAGCCTGAAGATCCAGAAGAATCGGATGGAGCAGGAGAAGAGGAAGAGAGCGACGAATAAGCCGCTCTCTTATTTTATTTTCTCAGAGAAATACGAAATATAGGATAATCTATGAATCTGTTAAAGGATGAGCTGATTCATAGGTTATCTAATAAATTTGAAAGGTGATGAACTGTAATGGCAATTAAGATTCAAACAGAAAAACCCGTCATACCTATTGAAATTGGAGAATTAAATTTTGAATTTCCTGTTGATGATGAGGCAATTAAAAAAATTTCGGGATCAAATTCCGAAGTTAAAGGAAGAATTAGAACAACTCGCACCTGAAAATAATGAAGAGGATCAGGAATTAGTAAAGGAGGCGTTAAGTAAAGGATATGACGTCATTTTAGGAGAAGGATCCTTTGATAAAATTTATAAAGTAACACCATCGCTTGTTTACTGCATGCACTATTATTCACAGTTAGCTGAAGGTCTCGAAAATGAATTAAAAGAAAGAGGTTTCTCTGATTCTACACAGGAAAAAGCGCAGAAATATTTACAGCAAAACAAGAAACAACCAGTCAAGAAGAAAAAGTAGTGATAGATTATGCTGAATCTGGCCTATCCGATTAATGATATAGTCGTTATTGATGATGAAAGGTATGAGATAAACCTCGCCTATGATAACGTATTGCGCTTGTTTGATATGCTGAATGATGAGGAATTAACAGATGTCGAACAAATTGAAATAGGCATAGAAATGCTGCTTGGCAAGCCGCTTGATGTAGACTTGGAAAAACAAGAAGAAGTCTTCTTTGCAATTTTTAAAAGTACAATAAGCAAGGAATCGGAAGATAATGCTGCTGTTGATATTGATGGTAATCCGATGCCAATAATGAATAAGGAGAAAGACAATAAGAAGGTTTATTCCATTAAACAGGATGCAGAATATATTTACGCATCTTTTTATCAAGATTATGGAATTGATTTATTTGAAGCGCAAGGGAAATTGCATTGGTACAAATTTCAAGCTTTATTGGCAGGGCTGCGTCAAGATACGAAGTTTAAGGAAGTAATCGAGATCCGCACGATGGAATTGCCATCGGGTAAAGGAGCGGCAAAACATCGTAAACAAGTGGAAGAGGCAAAAAAAGCTTATAAGCTAAATCCTGAATAATGCCTTTTAAAGGCGGTGTGGAATTGAAGCTAAAAGAAATAAGATGTAAAAAATGCAATAAATTAATTGGGAAAATAAAGGGCATTGCTGAAATAAAATGTCCGAGATGCGCAACGGTTAATACAGTAAATGACCGTTAGAGAGCCCTTGAGCCCCTGTGCTGAAAAATTTAAAGCATGGGGGTGAAGTATGTAAATGGCTGATGGTGAAGGAAAAGTAATTATAAATATTATATTAAACGATGGACAGGCTGTTCAAGGTTTAGACAATATAAATAATAAAGTAGATGAATTAGATAAAACTGGGGAGAAGGCAAATCTCAGCATAGGTAAAATCGCTAAATCTGTTTCTGACATTGCTAAAAAAACAGGCGTATTTGATATGCTGAAGGATTCGGTAAATGCAGCTTTTGATGAAATAGCCACAATGGAGCAATTTGAACGAACAATCACAGCCATAACAGGAAGTGCTGAGCAGGCTAATACAGCATTGGATAGCACGAAAAAAAATTGTTAGTGGTACAACCTATGGAATTGACACTGCCACAAATGCCGTAAAGGGATTTGTAAATTCGAATATGGATGTAGGTAAAGCGACAGAATCGATTGCTGCCTGGGGGGATGCGGTCAGTCACTATGGTGACGGGTCAAATGAGGCATTTACTGCTGTTACGGAATCTTTGGCCCAGATGGTTGACGGTGGAAAAGCACAAATGGATACCATGAACCAGCTTACAGAAGCAGGAATCCCTGCTTTGCGCATCTATGCAGATGCGACAGGACAATCCGTGGAAGAAGTTGCGAATCAAATGCAGCAGGGTGAAATCTCTGCAAATAGTTTTATGGATGTCATGAATAGTGCATTAAAGGATGGGACTGAAAGTTTCGGAGCTATTGATGGAGCTGCAAAAGACGCAGGATCTTCATGGACTAATTCAATTGACAACATGAAATCAGCAACTGTACGTGGTATTACTGCGATTATCGGATCTATAGATTCGATGCTGGAAAGTGTTGGGCTTCCTAAAATGCAGGAGTTGATTACGGCTTTTGGACCTTTGGCGGTAACTGTATTCCAGCAGGTAGCCGCAAGCTCATTAACCTTAGAAGGTACTTTAAATACACTTAAAAAAAGGAATGGAAGGATTGGGGAATGCCGCAAAGTCTGTTTGGGGCGTCATCGCCAGTCATCCAATCATCGCAATTATCAGTGCTGTTGTTGCTTTAGCAGCAGTTATTATTTATTTATGGAAAACCAATGAGAATTTCCGTAACTTCTTTATAAATGCCTGGGAGTCAATCAAAAACGCTGTCATTAACTTAGGTCCAGGTCTAAAAATGCTTGGCAGCCAAATCGCTGATGTTTCTAAAAAGATGTATGATGTATCATTAGATGCTTTTAGTACATCTGTTCAATGGCTTGGTAGTGTAGCGGAAACAACGGGAGAAACATTTTCTAATCTGGCGGGCAGAACGCAGGAATTAATAACCAGTTTAGCAGCTGGTGCTGTAAATGGTTTTAATGCTGCTATGGAATGGCTGGGTAACACAGCAAGAACCGTGAGTGAATTTTTTTGCGGAATTGAGAGAACGGATCAATATTGGTCCTGTGCTTGCCGCTGTTATTGGTCCAATAACTACCATCGCAACTGCATTTTTTTGGATTGGCAAGTCCAATTGGCTGGGTCATCAAAGGGTTTGCATTGCTGGCAGCACAAACATCCATTTTTTTCCGATATCCTTGGAGTTTTTAAAGGCGATATGTCTATTGGTGAAGTGGTAAATAATTTTGCAGCAGATCTCTCTAATTTGATAACTAATCTGGCTGAAAATGCAGTTATCTTTATAGAAAAAGGGACTGAAATGATTGTAGGATTCATTGATGCCTTTGCCGTAAATCTTCCTGAATTAATCAATGCTGGTGTTGAAGTGATTACAAACTTAATAACCGGTCTGGTGTCAGCATTACCTTTACTGATAGAAACTTGGCTGCAGCTTTTCACAACATTATTAGAAGTAGTCGTCATGATCATACCATTGATTTTGGAAATAGGTATTACGATTATAACTACACTAATAGAAGCAATCGTTGTAGCGCTGCCTTTACTGATAGAAACCTGGTTACAGCTTTTTACAACATTATTAGAAGTAGTTGTCACGGTGATACCATTAATTTTGGAAATGGGTATTACGATTATAACTACATTAATAGAAGCAATCGTTATAGCGCTGCCTTTACTGATAGAGACCTGGCTACAGCTTTTCACAACATTATTAGAGGTAGTAATCACGATGATACCGTTGATTTTGGAAATAGGTATTACGATCATAACTACGTTAATAGAAGCAATTGTTACCGCGTTACCAATGCTAATAGAGACTTATTTAACAATTATTATGACTTTAATCGATACGATTACAACTGTGCTGCCACTGGTTATAGAGGTTTTTCTTCTTTTATTAATGACTATTGTAACGACTTTAATTGAAAATTTGCCACTAATTATCGAAGCCGGTATACAAATATTAACTGCGTTAATAGATGGAATAATCATCTTGATACCAGCTTTAATTGAAGCGGCAATCACGATAATCATGGCTTTAGTAGAGGCTGTTATTACGAATCTACCAGTAATTTTAGATGCAGGTATGCAGATTTTAACAGCCTTAATTAATGGCATCATCCAGATCCTTCCACAGTTAATAGAAGCTGGTCTCAACATTATCCTGGCATTAGTTCAGGCAATTATTGGTCTTTTACCTGAACTATTAAATGCCGGAATTCAAATTCTATTTGCATTAATAGATGGAATAGTAAGTATAGTACCTCAATTGATAAATGCAGGTATCCAGTTACTGCTGGAGCTGGTAAGTGCATTTATCGGCTTACTTCCAGAATTAATAAATGCTGGTATACAAATATTAATGGCCTTAATACAAGGAATTATCTCTATTGTTCCACAATTGTTAAGTGCGGGTATCCAATTAATACTTCAGTTAGCAGGAGCTATTATTCAATTGCTCCCACAGCTGTTAAATGCAGGTGTTCAGTTAATCACTGCATTAATAGGCGGAATTACACAAATGATTAGTAATGTTGTGTCGGCCGGCTGGGGACTGGTAACAGATTTAGCAGGCGGCATTATTGATAAAGGGAAGGACATTTATAACGCTGCCAAAAATATTATTGGAGAAGGAATTAATGGCGTTAAGGAAAAAGCAACTGATTTCTTTAATGCTGGAAAAAATATTGTTGGCAGTATAGCTGATGGTATTAAGGAGAATGTTGAAAAAGTAAAGGGTGCTATTGGAAATGTAGTACAAAAAATACGTGATTTCCTTCCATTCTCTCCTGCAAAAGAGGGACCTTTAAAGGATATTATGTACCCGGGTATTACCAATTCGCTTGCTAAAAATATTAAGCAGGGAAGCGGTAAGCTTTTAAAAGAAATGCGTTCTTTAACAGAGGATTTGGCTGATGAAATGAATCCTGAGATTACTAACCGGTTGAGGGGAGCGTCTGTAACCCTTGGCAATCTATCCACTCAAGCATCAACTACACAAGTAATTGATGAGAATAGAAAGTGGCTGGTTAAGAATAACGAGGAAGAAAGTAAGCAGCCTGTTATCATGGATATTTATGTTGGAACGAAGAAAATTGCCAGAGAAATAGTTGATGATATCACGCATTTACAAGCAAGACAAAATAACCGTAAGCAATACAGACCGAGAGGAGGCATGGCATGATTTTCAATGGAGAAAGTAAAAGCTATATCCGGGTGAGGCGGGAGTTATTCCGGCCTCCTTCTCCGCCTATTGAATTTGATACAATTGATTATTCAAAAGGAGGGAGCCGTGTTGTAAAGAAACGATTTACGGGTTTTACATTCACTGTACCTATAAAAATAATCAGTCCGAATAAACGTATTGAAGAATTAAAAGAGGAATTATCCGATTGGCTTATTCACGAAGATCCTAAAAAATTGGGTTTTAAAGATATTCCAAATCGTTATTATCTGGCTTATTATGAATCAATGGAGCTAGATGAACGTCCCTATAGTGCTACTGGTGAAATTAATTTTTATCTTCCTGATGGACGTCGGATTGGAGAAGAAAAAACGATTAATATAAAGTTCTTCAAATACAAATTATACTATTACTGGTCAGGATAAAGCACCATGGACTGTTGAAGCGGTATTTACTCGTAATACAAATGAATTTGAGTTAATCACAAATCAGGGGATTTATCTTCTGCTTGGCTATGATTTTATAGAAGGAGATCGTCTGACTATCAAGTACGAGGGTAGGGAAGTATGGCTTAATGGCAGGGATTTGAGACAAGCTATTAGGCTTAAAACAAATTATGAGCTGTTGAGTCCTGGAAATTTGCAGGTGAGAGCAAGTCATAATTGTATTTTGAAGTATGATGAGAGGTATTTTTAGTGAAATTCGATTATGTATTTTCAGAAATGTTTTAGCCTTTTATAAGTTAATTTTACTCATGGTATATTACAGCTCTAAATTATTGAATTTGAAACAAACGAGTAAATACCCTGATGGAAAGGAGTGAACCTATGGAATTATTCGTATTTTCTCAAGATGAACAACTTTTAACAATCATATCTGAAGATACAGGGCTTGTCGAAGCACTTTACCGAATTGAGGTAAATAGTATTCCGACAGAGCCCTTTTCTTTTACCGTTGAATCTGACCAGAAGGTTGCCGAGCATGTTAAAGAAGAAAATAAAGTAATGTTTAAAGACCACGAAGGCGACTGGCGTTTAATGAATATAAAAGAAGTAGATGATAGTAATGATATAGATGGTCCGGTAACTATAGCAACATGCGAGCCTGCTTTTTTTAGCTGAACTAAATGAGCATATTGTAGTAGATCGACAATTTGTGAACCAGACAGCAGACGTTGTATTAGCAGCTGCTGTAGAAGGTACGCGCTGGCAAGCAAGTGTTGAAGTGGAACTAGGTAGAGCAACTGTCAGTTTTTATTATATATCCAGCATGGAAGCAATTTGGGAAACCATTGAGACTTGGGGCGGGAGTTTAAGGATATCGTGAATTTTGACGAGACAACGAATAAAATTACTGGTTGTTATGTCAAGATTCTTCAACGTTTGGGAGCAGAGAATGGGCAACGATTTGAAATTGACCACAATACTACTGAAATAGGCAGAACAGTTCTTTCTTATCCAAAGACGGCATTATATGGACAAGGGGCCAGCTTGAAAACAGAAAATGATGATAGCACCAGGTATATTGATTTTGGTGATGTGGAGTGGCGGGCAAATCGAGGAGATCCTGTGGATAAGCCATTAGGTCAAAAATGGGTTGGAGACCCTGATGCACTAGATAAGTATGGAATTTTAGAAGAAGGTAAAAAAAGACATCGTGATGGAACCTATAGTAACCAGGATTATGAAGAGCCTTCAGAGCTGTTGTATGCGACATGGGAGTCGCTGCAAAAAGCAAAGAAGCCGGAAGTAAATTACCGTTTATCTGTTGAATTATTCAATGAAAAAGTTAACTTAGGCGATACATGTCAGGCGATTGATCGCAAGTTTGCCAGACCAATAGAAATCCAGGCTAGAGTAATAGCTATGGAATATGACCTGATGGACATTGAAGGTACGATGGTTGTGGAGATGGGGCAGTTTTTAGACTTAGGTGCAGACCGAATTACAGACCTTGAAAAAGAAGTAGAAAACATTAAAAACCGCCCTCCTAAATCTAAAATTGATGAAGAAAGCTATCCAAATATTAAGCCTGATACACCTATTAATTTAGAAGCTGAAGGAGGTTTTCAAGTTGTTCAGTTGTACTGGGATTATGACGAGCATCTTTATATTAGCCATTATGAGGTATTTGGAAGTCGCACAGAGGATTTTGTGCCAGATACGCAGCATTTGTTATGGAAAGGGAGAGTCAGTGGATTTTCTCATGATGTAGGTACAGACGAGGTATGGTATTACCGAGTAAGAGCGGTCAATTATCATGGAACACCATCTGAGTGGAGCGTACAGGTTCGAGCGGCAACATATCGAGTAATAAGTGATGATATTCTTTTTGGCGAGGATATTGCTGAGGAACTTCGCGAGTTATCGAAAGAAGCGAAAATTTTAGCGGAAGGTAGCGTCTCCAAGGAAGAGTTAGAGAAGGCGATAACGGACGATATAGATACCGCCAAAAATCAAGCGAATGAAGCGGTAGCTAATGCTAATATCGCAAAGAGCAACGCTTTAGAGGCAATTTCAGAAGCACAAGAAGCGTTTGATAAGGTTCAATTAGCGATGACTCGTGCAGACAGCGCCTTTACTAAAGCTGAGGCGCTAAGTGAGATTGTCGAAAACAATACCGGCGAGATTAGTACGGTAAAACAAATCGCACAAGGGTTGCAGACGAGGGTATCAAACACTGAAGGTGATGTTAGCACACTTCAACAGACAGCCAATAGTTTTGGAACACGTATCGGAAATGCTGAAAGTAATATCAGTTCCCTTACGCTAACGGCGCAAGGGTTGCAAACAACCGTAAGAAGTGTCCGAGACGACTTAGATGGACTTGAGATCGGTGGTCGTAATTTATGGAAGTTTACTGACTATAAAACAATCGATATTGAGACAATATTAGACAATTATGAGTTTTCGGGTAATGGAAACACGCCGTATATTCGGGCGGCAAATTGGGACAGTCTTGAGGGTACGTCTGTATATGGAGAAAAAGTTTTAACATTTACTGCTAGAATTGGCGGGGTCAGTAATCAATATTATTTTAATCCTGTAGAAAATGGAAACAGGTATATAAAATTAACACCTAACACTGATTATGTATTTTCCGCTGACTATTATCACGGTGCCGGAGTAAAAAAAATATAACTTTACAGTTTGGGGATACGATAATGATGGCGGTAACAGGGTACGTTTGACAGCAGAAACATTTAGTACGACTTTTTCACCGCAATTCAAAAGATTTGAGTTTAGATTCCGCACGGATGACAGAATGTATTACGAAACACGGATATATATTGCAGTTGATAAAGAGCAGGATGCAGACACAACAGCATATTTCCATATTTATCAGCCCCAGTTGGAACAGGGGAATAAAGTGAGTCAATACAGCCCGGCATTTGAAGATATGGCAACTCAATCGCAGATAACACAACTATCGGACGTCATTAGCTCTAAAATCACAAAGGGTCAAGCTGATGGGTGGTATGCCTCACAGTCGCAATTAACGCAGACTGCATCTAGTTTGCAGAGCACAATCAAAGGAGTAAAGGACAATCTATCGACAGTTGACCGAAATCTTATTATGAACTCTAAGGGTGACACCTTAGAGGGCTGGCATCCGTGGGGTGGTACTGCTAATGTTTCTGTGGCTGATTATATCGGTTATACATGGATTTGGGCTAGGCAGCCAGCTTCCACTAATGCTATGGGAGTTAACACACCGGTTTTCAGCATGAAAGCTAATAAAACTTACATCTGTAGCTTTATAATTCGGAGTCGAAGCAACAGTGGGTATGATTTAAACTATCTTTATTTAAGACAAGGCGACAATACTATTACATCTGTCAAGAGTCTACCTACCGTCAATATGCGAACAGGGTTTGATGGGGATATCTCAGGTAATGGTTTAAGAGTATGGTTTACTTTTAGTCATGATGAAGATATTGCAGATGCCAGATTACTACTTGCGATTAGAAACCGTACGGAAGGTTCAGGTTTTGTCATTCGTGAGATAAAAGTATCCGAGGGAGATATACTTACCACGTGGTCACACGCACCAGAAGAAACGGCTACTCAGTCTCAATTCAGCCAGTTGTCCGATAGCATTAATCTACGTGTTATGAAAAATGATGTTGTTAATCAAATAAATGTGGATACTAGCGGAGTACTTATCGCTGGTAACAAAGTCCGTATTACCGGACAAACAACAATCGACAATGGCGCTATTAAAAACGCAGCAATCGCTAATGCAGCTATTACCAGTGCTAAAATCGCAAGTGCTGCGGTCGGCACAGCTGCAATCGCAAATGCTGCGATAACAAAAGTGAAGCTAGGGACAGCAGTTGTTGGTACAGCACAGATTGAAAATGGGGCAGTAACTAACGCTAAAATCGGTAACGCAACGATTGACACAGCTAAAATAGCAAATAGCTCGATAACTGACGCCAAAATTGCTAGTCTAAGAGCTGATAAAATAAGTGGTGGTACTGTTGATGCCAATAATGTCACAGTTAAAGTTAAAAATGGCGTACAGGAAATTCAGTTAAACGATAAAGGCATTGAAGCGATTGACAGTAGAGGTAACGTTCGCATACATCTGGGTGTGAGAAATATCGCGGGTAAAGGGCAATCCGACCCTAGTACCATCCGCTTTTTCAGCGGCAACGGAAGCACATCCGCTGGAGTAGGTATGAACGTGAATGGGCATTTTATCATTGGCAGCCAATCTAACGGAGTGAGTACGAGCATTTATTCCGATTCTAACCAGCTTTATTATGCGCAGCAGCATCGGTTTGTTATGGGAGGAGTTACTCGACCTGATGAATATATACAATTTACATCCATCGAGAACACATCTGGAACCAGAAGAGAGCCTTATATAAGAACACCGTATACTGCGTCAGGTTATATTGGCTCTGCTAACTATACTTGGTGGAGAATTTACGCTTCAAATATCCATGAATCGTCCACGATTGAACGAAAAACAAGTATATCTAACTGTGATACTCACTTGTCCTATAAGGTTTTAAAGGGGATGGAGATTAAACAGTATCGTTCTAAGACTTCTGAAGGGAATCCGACTGGCGAGTGGAAATTTGGGGTGATTTCGGAATATGCTCCAAAAGAAATACTGGATATTAGCGGAAAAGCAGTCAGTCTTTACAGCATGATTAGTCATACGGCTAATGTTGTTAAAGACCATACCTCACGCTTGCTGCAATTAGACGAAGAAAACAATGAAATAAGAAAAGAAAACGAAAAATTAGTATTTAAAGTTGCTGACTTAGAGAAAAGATTACACAAACTGGAGGGATCTACGTCCGTTGATGTAAATTATATTACCAGTGGTTTTGGTTACGATTTTAATAATGGCCAGCCAGTCAATATTTCATATGATCAGTACGAACAGATTGAAAAAGATAAAGACCAATTGAGAATCTTAGTGGCAGATAAGATTATCGCAGATGCTGCCCAATTTATTGATAATATAAAAGCATATAAGGATTCACTAACCAAAGACGCTGAATAAGCGTTATTTTTTTATGTCTGATGCAGGGGGCAGGAATGGAAACACAAAAAGAAGTGAAACGTAGAGAAAATGTATTAAATAATTTACAGTCATGGCTTGCTTTAGGGATAAGTCTGGCGGTATTTTTCTTAACTTATGTAATTAATAGTTAATGAAGGATGATTTAAATGGATAAAGGAACCATCGTAAGGACACTAGCATTAATAATCGTTTGGATAAATGTCTGGCTGGAGCAGGCTGGTTTAAATGCTATCCCGGTTTTTAGCGAAGAGGCAATTGCTTTAGGCTTAACAACCATTGTAAGTATTTGGACATGGTTTAAGAACAACTATATTACCTGGAAAGGTAAGCAGCAAAAACAGGTTTTACAGAATAATCAATTGATTAAATAAGCAGCTGGTCCAAATGGATGAGCTGCTTATTTAATACAAAATTATATCCCATTTCTAAGGAGGAATTTATTATGGCAGTTATGCAGTCTGATGTATTCTACAATGAAGTAACAGTAGAAAGACTAAAAGATAGTGAAACGAACAATACGTATTTTATTACAAAAATTCCCAAAGAAGATTCTGACGGGAATTTGATAAAGCTGAAAAGGGGATTTAGTAAAGATAGTTATGGAAGTGAAGAATTAGAATCTCCAAGGTCTTTTGCAGCTAGAAACGCTTCAACTTTAGTTACCAATTGTTCAACCTACAGTACAAACACCTATCGGGTAGTAGGAACCAGTATTCATAATGGAGAAATTCAACAAGAACTAAGTAAGCAGCCTTACAATCATATTCTGGCAATTGGTGATGATAACACATTGAAATCATATCCTCCATCAACAGATGCACAAACTATACTGAATGATGGTTTTAATAATGCCTTAACTGCATTTATTCCAATGATAGAAGATGGCTCTAAAGTAAGTGATTCTATATTGGATTCAAGAGATATGTTTAATGAGCGTCATCCTAGACAAGCTATTGCTCAAGACAGCTCTGGCGATATTTACTTTTTAACCTGCGAGGGTCGCAGGGCAGCTGAAAGAGGAATGACAGTGCGGGATGTTTTAAGGATATTCTTAGATATGGATATGCAATTTGCCTATATGCTGGATGGAGGCGGAAGTGCTCAGACAGTTTATCATGGCACCACGGTAAATAGATTTTCTGACGATAGAGGAAAAACAGAAAGAGAAATGCTTGATTTTCTCTTTGTCGGCCCTGATCCAGATCAAATTGAACCATCCGTTAATGAAGCTTTGAAACCATTAGGGGTCATCAATAAATTACGTTCAGATGAATTAGCAGAGTATGAATATCATCCAGGGAATCATGAGAGATTAAAGCCATATTTAATTAATGGATGGGATGATTATGGTACATCTGGTTCTTCTCTGGCAAGAGTATGGCATATGCCCGATAATACATTGTATATGATTGGCAGCATTAAAGGCGGAGATCCTAATAAACCATTTCTACAACTTCCTGATCATATGAGTCCAATGTTTTCTCTTCATTTTTTTAGTCCCGGGAAATACACTTGGTGAAGTGTACAAAGTAATTGTTCGGCCGAATGGTGAAATGCAAATGTATTATTGGAGTGAAGAAGCACGGGGAGATGCATCATACGTAAGGCTGGATGGAATTTATGTTCCTATTTGGCCGCCAAATGCTTAATAAAAAGAGCAGTTAGTCCAATCGGATGAAGCTGCTCTTAAATATTAAAAAAAACGATTTATTGTGTTTTGTGGCATGTTGTTAATTTAACAAAACTGGAGTAGCTGATAAAGCAAATTCTTTAGGAACTATTAAGCAGACTAAAATTTATATTTTCAGAGAGGATGTTTATTATGGTAACAACTAATGATTTAACAGGATTACCGGTGTTTAATGTGAAAGATATGGGTGCAGCAGGAGACGGAATGACAGATGATACACAAGTATTTCAAGATATATTAAATTTTGCTGACAACGAGCAGGGGGTAAAAATGTATATTCCAAATGGAGTGTACAGAATGACAAAGGAATTAATTATCTTTAGTAATACTGTTATACAAACAGAACAGAATACACGAATCGTCAGGGATCATCCTGGATATTTACTGATTAATGGTTATAAAAACAATCAAACCACGTATCCTCCATCTGAGTTTACTGGATATAACGGCTACGGCAATATAAAAATTCAAGGAGGGGTCTGGGATGGAAATGGTGTGAATCAGACCGGAAAAGCAGCGATATTCCGTTTCGGACATAGTCATGATTTAAAAATAGAAGACGCTACTTTATTAAATGTTTCAAGATCGCATCATATCGAATTTAATTCTTCAAGGGATGTTCATATTAGTAATTGTAAGTTCTTGGGTTATGTTGGAACTGATACTTTAAATGAAGCTATTCAGTTAGACCTAAGTAAACTAGGTGCGACACTTTTAGGAAAAGATGATAGTACTCCGTGTAAAAATGTTTGGATTACTGGCTGCTATTTTGGAGACAGCGGGATATCAGGAACAACTCATATCCCAAGGGCAATAGGTTCTCACAGTGCAACGATAGGAATTTATCATGAGAATATAACTATCGAAAACAATGTGATTGAGAATGCTGGAAGCTTTGCTATCAGAGCGTACTCTTGGAAAAATGTTTCGATAACTAATAATAAATTAGTAAATTGTAAAGCAGGCATCAATTGGCGAACAAATATGATTGGTGACCCTCTAAATAGTCATACAGAAGATGCGCAAGGCAATCAGACAGGCCGTTCCCAAATAGCGGAGAATGCTTTTATCTCTGGGAATGTTATCGCTGGAGGAATGGATGCGGGGAGAGCCATAGAAATATATGGAGAGTCTACTGGAAAAGCAAAGGGAATTAACGTATCAGGTAATATTCTTACCCTTGATCGTTCTAAGTCTATTAGTGATGCTATTTTGCTAAATTATACAGAGGATAGTTCGGTTATCGGGAATAGAATTTATGGAGCGAAAAAGACAGGAATAGCTTGCAGAAATACTTGGAGTGTCACAGTAGATTCGAATGTTATTGATACAGTTGGAGATCAGGGAATTGGAGTTTCAGGCTCATCAGCTTATGTAACAATTGCAAATAATAATGTGAAAAGAACAGGAAAAAATGGTATCTATGCTACAGCAGTTGATACATGTACAATAACCGGCAACACTATTGGAGGAGTAAATGGAGATAAGAACGATGAAATCTATTCCCATTTAAGATTAACTACTAACGTGAAACGTGTCAGCATCACCGGCAACAATTGCAGAAATTTGGGAACAGATTATAAGGCCAGCATAGCATTAAATATTTCGAGCGGCTCTAATATAGTTAGAGCAGGTAATAATTTTGCCGGATTAGATACAAAAGGTGTTGCCGGTTTAAATGATGGCTCAGATTTGTTGTAGCTATGGACTAAAATTCAATCGTAAATAAGAAAAGCATCCATTAAGGGTGCTTTTCTTATGGTGTCAGCTAGGGGGCAGAATATGGCTGAAAAAGGATACACCAATAAGGAACTGCACAAGCTCATTATGAACATAAGCAGAGATTTTACAGAACTACGAACTGAAATGAAACAGACAAGAGAAACCATACGAAAATACAATGGTCTGCGTGAGGAAATTGGCAAACTGCAAAGGAAAATTATCATCATGGAAGCCAGTGGAGCAGGGAAAAGCTCCACATTAGAAATCATCCGTAATTGGGGCGGATGGTTTTTTGCACTTATTACGCTGATTATTTTATTGTATAACACTTTTTAAAGGGGGTGAGGAGATTGAAATAGATAAGCAAACGTTTTTCATTAATTGCGTACTTTTCACCCTACGGTATAAATGGTAGGAAAAATAGCAGTATTGTATTACTGGCATCATTCAAAAATTTTACTGAATGCAGAGTGTCAGAAAAGCAAGCGCCATTGATGGCGTATTTTATTATGCTTACATTTTAAGGAGGAATTTTATTATGGCAAAAATTTATTTAGATCCAGGACACGGCGGAACAGATCCAGGTGCAACAGCAAACGGATTGCAGGAAAAAAAATGTAACATTATCTCTTGCACTCAAAACACGGGATATCCTAAATCGTGATTACGAAGGTCATACTATCCGAATGAGCAGGACAAGCGATACAACTCTTAGCCTTGCGCAGCGTACAAATGATGCAAACAGCTGGGGTGCTGATTACTTTGTATCCATTCACATCAACGCTGGTGGCGGAACCGGTTATGAAGATTATATCTTTAATGGAAGTGTATCGAATAACACGGTAACTTATCGTGATAAGCTGCATGCTGAAATTATGAAGCAGGTGGACTTTAACAACCGCGGGAAAAAGCGGGCTAATTTTCATGTCTTGCGTGAATCAAGCATGCCTGCCGTTTTAACAGAGAATGGCTTCATTGATACGGTAGCAGATGCAAATAAACTAAAATCAGATGCTTATCTAAATCGTATTGCTTTAGGACATGCGAATGGTATTGCGCAGGCTCTTGGGTTAAGCCGGAAATCTGGGGGTGGAAGCGGTCAGGGTTATGTGGAAGTTATTACACCATCCTTGTGGACTTACAATACTCCGAACTGGGATGATCGTGCTGTTATTGTGAGCCAAGGAGAAGTATTTACAGTAGTTGGAGATAGGTTCCAGGTTGGTAATGGTTATATGTATCAGCTTAAGAGTGGATTGTATATTACTGCTAGTACGCAGTATGTGAGGTATTACACTCGATAAAAAAGTAGAATCTATTTTTGACTGATAGATTGTCTGGACATGCTATCTTGAGCACGTTACAAAATAGTTTGGGACTGCTATGAACAGTGTGTTAAGTGAAGTATTAATGATAGTCAGGGAGTTAACTTCTCCACTTGAAATATACCTGTATTTCAAGTGGAGAAGTAATCTAATAAGAATATTGATGTGTAAAAATCCAATGATTAAAGCTAATTAAACGACTAAAAAGGAGAGGTAATTATGGCTGGAAACAATATAATTTTAAGAAATGAATCAAGGGTTTCTTTTGTTAATGAAACTACACATGTAGTGTATGAGGAGTAGGAAAAAGACATTGTTATTGATTTTATAGAGTACTCAACTTCAAGCCAAAATATTTTCCCAATCCTGAATATTGATCAATCTAGACCTAATTATAATTATGATGGACAATTATTCCAAACCGTGAATCCGAATGGGACAAGATGGGTTGCTACACCCTTAAGAATTTCCAATGATGGGCATGCGAACTTTGAAGTGGTAGCTTATGATTCCAGCAGTGGAGAATTCAAGCTAAATCTTAAAACACCTATGATCCTTCCAGGAGGATCGAGACTTGCCTTTAAGCATAATGGTACTCCGACAGAAAATCATACGGTGACTTATAAAGTAATTTATCGAGAAGTATAGGAGGAATTTATATGATTAGAATACCATATGACTTCTCTGGTAACCTCAATCTTCCTTCCTATTCTCAGATGGTTCAAAGGATAATGCAATTTAATAATGTTAGTAATATCGGTAAAGATGAGAGTGGAAATTATGATATGTATATGATCGAAATGGGGAATCTCAATAAACCAACTATTCTTGTAATATCCAGTATGCATGGAACAGAGTGGATGGGGGCTTTATACAGCATAAGATTTATGGAGCAATTGAGGGATAACACATTTAGAGATAAAGCATTTCGAGCGAAGCTGTTACGGAATTTCCATATCGTTTATATTCCTGTGGTCAATCCTTATGGATTTGACAGGACATCTCATGCTGAAGGGAATAATGTTGGCAGATATAATGTTAATGGCATAGATTTGAACAGAGATTTTAATGATTTCTCCCAAGCTGAATCCAGAAATGTAAAGGCAGTTATGGATAGAGTCAGGCCATTTGCATTTTTGGACATTCATTTGTTTGGCAGGGGAATGGATGGAAGCAACGGACTAAACTTAATTGTAGGAAACGGTCAATATGAAACAGATAAAATTAGAAACTTGTTTGCAAATTCTTTAGAAAGATATGCTAATCAATCGGTTGTTAAATGGGATGGATATAATCAATTATTAAGAGGCCTGGCTAGAAGGTATATGAGGGATAAAAGCAATCCGCATACCCCTTATACACTTTCTTATATAACAGAAATTGTTCGGCCAAGGCAACTAAGCAGTGGGCTTGATGCTCCTTTAAGTGATCAGGAAATTATGAGGTATGGTATGGGTATGATGTATTTGTTTTTTGTAACGTCTATGGGGTATTTTGAGCAGCGGAAGGTTGAGTTGAATTATGGTTCTGTTTTGAGTGTGGAAGATGGGGCGTATCGGACTGTGCGTTATAAAGGTTGAGGAATGGTAAGTTTCTTGTTACTTAGTATTAAACAGTTGAAACTTAGGGAGAAATGTTTTACTTTTTCCCTAAGTTCCATAAAATTATGGCATGAATTATTTACCATGTACAGTATAGAAATTTTTAATCTTTATATCTAAGAAAGTTATTTCTTAACTGGTATATTCTTAAAATGTCTATGTTTCTTTCTTTTCTCGACAGGGACATCATATTTATTTCTAATATACTTAAGTTTATTTTTATAATGTTCTAAATTTCTTTCTGGTTCAACGGATTGGATTGCAGCAATACAACCTTGAATTCTATTACATGTATCAATAAATAAGTCTTGTGTATACATTGAAGTGTTTATATCCATATCTAATAATTTGAGGTAATATTTATGTGTCTTTTTAAAGAGACTTTTTGGTGTGCTGATTGTATCCTTATGAACTATTACACCAGTAATTTCCGAATGGTTTATTTTTATAACTTTACTTTTAGTTTGATTAACGCTTAATCCATATTTATTTATTATTTGTACGGCTTCGCGTTTATAAGTTTTTGGAATAAATTTATTTGAAGAGAAGGAAAAGTCATCATAGTATGCAGAAAAAGTTAAGTCATTTTTATTTGCAAAACTATTTAATTCCTCGTACATCTTATAATAAGAGAAAAAAACTTAACATAGGACTTGTTGAGTATCCTTGTGGTAGAAATCTGAAAGATCCAGTAGGATTTTTAGCTGTAGTTAAGTTTACTAGTATCTTAGCAATGTCAACCGGCTGTTTAAGTGTATTTTTGAAAAAAATCATATACATAAGAATCTTGAGTGCTTGGGAAAAAAATTTGTAATATCTAAAATAAGTAAGTTATCTTTATTTAAGTGTCTATGAGCATTTGAAACGTAACTAACTTTAGGAATTCCTCCATATAAATACTCAGGAAATCCAATAAACGATAACATCTTCACGATTTTCTTTAAGGCTAATTTATGTTTCAGTGATGGATCATATAGTAGTCTAGATTTTTCACCAATTTTTTTTGTGAAGGGTTTAACTGTATAATATTTATCAACATTCCTTAATGTATTTATTTCAAGATGCAGTAATTCTGATAGATATTTTTTATTTGATATATTGAATAATTTTGTGTTTTTAAAATCCATAAAAAAACTCCTTCTTATTCATATAAGAAAGAGATGAAGCTAAGGTCTCTAAAAATTTAAAGATGGCTTTAAGAATTGGTGCAATTCCAATAAAAATTGAAATTATGAAGCCACAAAGCCAAAAAAACTTTTCTAATACCCAGGCTAGATCGCGTATAGTTGCAGCGAAAACACCTAAATGTACTATGAATATAAATTTGTTAGCTTTGTAATTTTTTTTCTTTTAGCCACTGTTTAACTTGAACAATTTTATGCTTAGTTCTCATAGCAAATTACCTCCTGTAATTATTAGATCCGAAGATCCCCCTGCCAGTAAATTACAGTACCAGTAGTTAAACAGCCTTAATAATGCTTCATCCTTACTTAGCTGACGAATAGTCAGCTTTTGCCCCCTGCCCATTTCTACTGAGTGATATGATCTCATGAAGACTATTCTCGCCTTTATGATGTCGTCGATTGTTGACGGGGCATCGTTAAAGGAGACAAGGGCCTGTCCATACCGTCATATGATAAATGACAAATTAAATGCAGGGAATCCTAGGCAATTGTTCTTAATTGAATTTTCTCATATTTGTAAAAGAATTGCAATAAATGATGACCGGAATTGTAAAACAAATAAATATAAATTATTTTTTTAAAAAGAGTTCACTTTCAAAAATTCGGTTTGTCTTTATATTTTTAAAAGAGTAATTATGAAATTCATTCAATATAGTAAATTAATCCTAAATAATTTATACTTTTGGTCGATATTATTAATATAAGTAAAAAATAGTACGATGAGAAGTAACACTGCAGTACCAAAGAAGATAGGAAGTGAATTAGTATGTGGAAAGATAGTGAAACAGAAATGGATTTTCTAGACTTTGATTATTTAATAGATACAGTTAGTAACATTATAAAGAATGATGCACTTGTTCCGTCAACAGTAGGAGTATATGGTGATTGGGGGAGTGGTAAATCTAGTCTCATCAATATGAGTATTAATTCACTCAAAGAAGCTAAGGACACTGAGAGCATTTATTTTAATGGATGGTTGTTTGAAGATTATGAAGATGCTAAGACGGCGCTCTTGGGGAATATTTTAGATACCATAGAACAAAATCGGAAACTTGATGAAACAGCCAAGAAATATATTGCCGGGCTTTACAAGAGTATTAATAAAATGAAATTAGTAAAAAAAGCAATTCGAACAGGAGCCGATTTTATGATAACTGGAGGTAGTAATGTTTTAGCAGATACAATATTATCTACAGTTATTGATAAAGCGCTTACTTCGTCTGGTGGTATCATTAAAGATGATTGGATAGATATAATCAAAGCAGAATTGAGTGACAAGGAATTAAGAAGATATAAATGCTTTTCGTGAGAATTTTGATAAATTACTAAAACAAACCAAGATTGAGAGGCTTGTTGTATTTATTGATGAATTAGATAGATGTAGTCCTGATACTATTCTTGATACATTAGAAGCTATTCGGCTATTTCTCTATGTCGGGAATACAGTTTTTATTATCGGAGCTGATGAGCGACATATATCTTATGCTGTGCAGACAAAATTCAATGAGATAGAAGGATACGGGATTGATATAGGAAAAGAATATTTGGAAAAAATTATTCAATATCCTGTAAGAATACCTAGACTAAGTGCTAGTGAAGTGGAATTATATATAGCACTCTTATTTATGCAAAAAGAATTAGAATCCGATGAATTTGAAAAAGTTATTGATCTAGTCCATGACAAAAAAAAGGAAAATTTCTTTGATTTCAATTTGGATTACGCAGTTCTTAAAGAATTTAATGATAAAATTGCAGACAAAGTCAAACTTAGCTTGGAAGTTGCTAAGCAACTTTCATCAGTTCTTGCCGGAGTTGAACGGCAATCCTAGACATTGCAAGCGATTCTTAAATTCAATGGAAATGCGAATGGACATGGCTAAGTACAAAGGAATCAATTTGGATAAAAGAATACTTTCGAAAATAATGATGCTTGAGTATTTTAAACCTAAAATGTTTTCAGAGCTTGTGGATGCAGAGGTGGATATTGATGGAAGCCTAATAGAATTAAGGGATTTTGAAAAAGGAGAACTAGATAAACTTCAAAAATTAAAGGTTTGGAAAGAAGATAGTTGGGTGAAGAATTGGATAGAAAAAGAACCTTATATTGGCTCCGAAGATTTAAGACCTTATTTTTATTTTGGAAGAACTTCTCTTGATAAACAATATGAGACAGGAACAACTAAACTTAGTCGGGATGCTCAAGATGTTCTAAGAAACTTACTTGCTGGAACACAATCAGGGCTTAATTCTGCAATACAGAATTCGGATAGAGTTAACGATTATGAAGTAGGTTTTATTATAGAACATTTGTTTACCCAGATTAAAGAATCAACAGAAATCGCGGATGTGCAATTGAGAGCTTTGTTAGAGTGGGGCCGGAAAAAGGAAGTAATACATGTAAGCATTATCAAAGATTTACAGTCTATAGATGGTACAAGAATTAAACCACCGCATATTCCTCGAGTTCGAAACTTTGGAAAAGAAATAGGTAAATTATCTGAAATTGATAGTATACTAGATAGCTGGGGAAAGGATAATCCAAAATTAAAAACATTAATTGATGTAGAAAGGGAGGGGTAATATGGGTACATCTAGTATTTTTGATGGGCCAGTTAATCCTTTGCTTCCAGATGACTATATAAATCCTGTTCCAGATAACAATGAGGATGAAGGAACTTCTGAGCCAGAGGAAAAGGAGCCTTTAGACAGAGACTCTACTGATTTTGAACAGCCAGATGACCAAGATAATAAATTGGAACAACCTGTTGTCCCTTCCACTAGGTGGAAGGATGTAAAGACAGCTATGACTAGCTATGTAAAAGGCCAATCATCTAACCGAGAACGTGTTATGAATCATTATGTAGGAGCGTCTGGAGGTTCAAAGAGGTTAGCTCAATCATCTGCTGCGGGAAGAAATACTGCAGTTAGTTTAGGAAGGATTCTCCAAGATTTTAAAAATAATGGTGTGAAATCGACTTTGCAATCGCTACAAATTGACTATGTTGGGAAAGGAATTAAACCACTATTGTCTGAACTAGTTAATGTTATATCAGAGAAATCCAATTCTAAAGAAGACATAGCAGCAAGAGGAGCTGCAAATGAAGCCGTAGCAGAGATGTATGACATTATTACTGAAAATGGTGGAGGTGTAGAATCGTTACAACGAATCGATGAACTTACTTTCAGAAAAATCTTTGAGGTATTTATGAGCGAATATATTTTTAATAGAATCATGAGTGATCTCCAAAGTAGATTTGAGAAGTATGAGAATAATCCTAAAGCAGCAGTTAAAAAAAGAACAAGAGCTTAA